CATTTGTTTGATCGGTAATTTATCGCATAAAGACCGCACGGTGATTTTGGAGGTGTAGTACCCCAGAAAAACCGTAATTTGTCTGCAGAAAAACAGTAACTTGCTTGACTAGCCGACACTCTGGATTGCAATTGCTTATTAATTAATCAATCTGGTGTGTTTTTGGTGCAAATATATTTAATTACTTATTGTTTTACTAACCTCATGATGCGTGCGAGAATATGTTTTTATGTGCGCACTACCGAACTATTTAAACTATTATCATCTGGACTTACACTCACATCAATCACATTCGTATTTGTATTTGAATTAGTTTCAGGCATATTCCAAGTAATCTCAATCTTGCTATCTGTTCTAATCTCTTGCTTATCTCCGTAAATACCAATTAGCTTTGAAGCTAACCAACGATAGTGATGTAATTTTTCTCTAACGACTTGTATGTTACGATTGTCTGCGCCTTCAAGTTCTTCAATCATACTATCTAAATATGTTTGAGCGCCTATTCGTCTAGCAGTTAAAATCTTATCAGCGAACTCTTTGTTAGTTGCAATCCATTTATAAACTTTGGATAAACTTGGTGCTTCTTTAGCTTTGCAAATCTTTGTTAGTGGAGTTCCATTCATCAGTTGAGTTATTATTGAGTTCTCTATTTCTGATGTTAGCTGCAATTCGTTCATGATCTTTACGTTTTAAATTTAATAATAATTTTATTTTACCTTCGGTAGTCTTTGCAGACTTTGGACCAGTAGAAGCGCCACCATGAATTCTACAACGGATATTTCCGTTCTTACATAATATTCCTGGAGCTTTGCAAGGTAACTTATTTTGTTTGTTTATAGTTTCGCAATCTACTCTAATCTTCTTCATCGCTAATCTGTTTTGAGAATTATTCTTAACTACTCTGCTGTTAGACTTTTTAAATTTAAATTAATTACAACAGCGTATAGATGAACTGTTTTCACAACAGCCTGTTATTTTACACCTGTTCGCTTATTTGTATAGGCTAGGAGAATAATATTATTTCTTATGTATCTGAAGAATAAATAATTATTGAAATTGTATTAGAATTTGTAAAGAAATTTGTCGATGCTGTCAAATGAATATGCAACATTTATTTTGTCTGCCAATCGTTGTAAGATTGTCTGATAGCGAATTTTTAAAGTAGTTCTGTGATAGCCGAACATCTTTGCAAGCTTTGTCATTGGAAATCTATTTGCTCTCATCCATACTAATTTCCTTGCAAATACTGGATCATTATCAATATCAGATTTTATCATAAGCATAACTTCAACTGCAAAGTTATATCTAGTTAATTGTTTAGGAGTGGCTTTACCTTTGTAACTAGCAATATAATAGCCAAAATCTTGCTCATCATAGCTGCAATCAATAATTTTATACATAGCAGGAACTCTGCTGTTGTTTGGTTTTGAAATAAATCTTTCAGTCCAAACGGCATCCTCAAGCAAATATCTAATCTGCGTTTCGGTATAGATTTGTTTATCTATTATCTGTTCGTCTATTTTTTTCATCGTAATATACCCAAGGAAATCTAAGTTGATTTGGTTTTATGTTTTCAAAATCATCGTCAGGCAAATCACGTAGAGCTTCTGACAAATCAAATTGATCTAAATTAGGATATAGATAAGTTCTCGTATCTACTTCCTTGTTCAAATCTTTAACTTTGTTATTTAAATTTTTAAATCCTGCAGCTAAATTGTTTTTCTTAAATCCTAAGTTCTCCAGGAATGATTTATAATATGGCATCTCAAATACTAAATGAGTTCCATTAAAATTAATTGTAAGTAATTGCTTTTGATCTACCTCTAGCTCTGCAATCCTGGATAAGATTTCTTTAACAGTCGCTAAAGATAATTGAAATAATCCTGCTATATTTACAAGCCTTACAAATGGCTCATGCTTACGCAAATTATACTGTGAACAAAGATATTGATAAATTCTAAATTCTTGATTTGTTAATTTTAAATTAGAAATTAATTCTGTACAGCTAGGATAGTAATCTCTCATAATTATTTTTGCGTGTTAAATTTTTATTAAATTCCGTATCAGCGTTCATACGCTTTTTTAAATATTCTTTGGAATTGCAATTTGGAATATGCTGCTGAACTTTATGTTCCAGGTATTGTAAGAAGTGATCTGGTTCTAACTCAAGTATTGTTGTTGATGGATTTGGATATATTCTTTTTAAATGAAATTTAGTTATTGGTCTTTCAGCTTTAGCTTCATCAACTGTGTACCAAATAATCCAATAAGGTATTTTTAAGCATTGAGCGATTTGTTTATATGGTCTTTGCAGCCACTCTGATTTGCCTTTAAAACTGTTATCTTTATTGTAAATAGTGTCAGCAATTATTAGGTTTTTAGCGCAAGCTGGACAAATACTAAGGAAATCACAATCCGTTAAAGCCACTAAATCGTGTTGTTTTCTGTGCCAAACAGATACTGGAGTGCGTGTTACGCTATAAAACTCATTTCTAGCCATTTCTAAGCGTTTAATATCTGCAGATAAGATGTCAAGTTGTTTTGTCAGACTTGACTATAATATTGGTCTATGTCATAAGATCTTATATCTATGGAATTAGCACTAAAATTAGACTGGTTAAAATCAGAGCCTTCTAAAGAATGGCTTAACTCTCATCAAGACGAAGATTTCTTTATTGATTTTAGAAAAAATCCTGAAGAGCAAATAGGTGCTATTGCTACAGTTCAAATCAATTTATTTTCTGAAAAATTAACTGGTAACAATAAAGTTGAAAGTTTTAGTTATATAATATCTGGCTTATCTATTGATGTTTATAGAAAAGTATTAACCTTAGATTTTATTAAACTTAAAGATGAATTTATTGATTTATGGAAATTTGAAAAAACAGAATATCAAAATAAAATATTAAAAAATACCTTTGCTCCTGCAGATACTGCTGAACAATTAAGCACTCAACTACATATTAATAATTTAGATACTAAAAAATTTGCAGAAAAATCTGATAAGAACTTTGCAAATATTTGGAAGGAAGTTCGTGGTCAAAGAAAAATATCTATTGACCAAGCTCTAAACTATTCAAAAGTTTTAAATTGCGATCCTGTTGATTTATTATTTGAAGAGCTGAAGTGTCAGGTGTGGGGTGCAGTAGATTTATTATCTCCGCAGTCTTTAGGAGATTATGATTATGTTCCAGGTCAAGTTTGGAATTACGATAATGAGATTGTTACTGTTCCAAGAGATATTTACAGACCATCCATCAAAGCAATTAAAATTAAAAGCGCTGGCTCTATTTATAATAATCATATTATTTTTTATTATAAAGGTAGCGACATTAAAAATTATCATGGCAAGCTAGTTGTAGTTGGTAAGAAATTTGTATTTGATGAATTTGGTATTGATGACATCAGATATTTCTTTGGAATTTATGAGAATGCCAGAGGTAAAATAAATATATTGAACCCAGATCCATTTGCAAAAAATAAAGTTGTTATTGAAGATATAGTAGATCCTTTATTTATATCTCCTGTAGCTGCAATTATTGATCCTATTCTTACAAAGAAATCTAACAGAGTAAGATCAGCAATTCTTAGAAAAGATATTCAAGATAAATTAAATGAAGTTGAAAAGACTTTGTTAAAAACAAGAGATTTATTATTAACATTAAAAGATAAGAAAAAAAGCATTGAAGCAAAACATAAGTACGCTCAAGTATTAGGTCAGTATGAAAGATTGCTTACTAATTTAGACAGCAATAATAAAATAGTAGAACTTAAACCTAGCAATAAGAAAACAGCATGACAAATAAAGGTCCATTATTTTTACGAAAAAAAGAAGTTTGTCTGCGATACGGAATTCCTGAGAGTTCATTAAAACACATGGTGTCTGCTAGATATAAATATCAAAAGCCTCCTCATAAAAAAATTGGCAGAACAAGTTTTTATGGTCCAATAGATCAATTAGATGCTTGGTGGAATTCAGATTTATCTGGAATTAAAGTCGAGAACAATTCGGCGAATTCGGCGATCAAGGCGACAAAGCTAAAGTTAGCTAAGTAGAGGTTCTAAGTAGTCAAGGCTGACTACATTCATAGACAAGTTAGACATGAGAGAATACATAAGCTCTTATGACAAATACAAATATAATTTTAGATAGTAATACAAAAGTTTTAGATCC